GCGCGTGGCGCGCGCGTTGTACGCAACGTGTGCGCGGCGCGGGCGTGTGCGCATGTGAGGGGGGAGGGGAAAAGCTGTAACTCTGTAACGGGAATGATTAACTTGCTGATTTGCAAGGGAAAAAGGCGGTTACAGGAAAGTTACAGTGCCGTTACACCCGGCCTTGGGCGTAACCGGCAATTGGAAATGGGGGGAAAATGTCCATGAACGGACAGCGGCCAGCGCATTCGATGGTGACCGCCATGCAGGACCCGGAAACAGGGGTGTTGGGTGGCACACACGCCGCCGCTGGGGAAAATTCCGGCGATGCCGATCTGTTCGCAGAGTTCGAGGCGGGGCTGGACGGCATCGGCGGGGTGCTGGCGCCGCCGAAAAAGCGCGGACCCGGCAGGCCGCCGGGCAAGGCCGATTTCACCACCGTGCAGATGAAAAAGCTGATGGCGGCGCGCGGATATCGCGACCCCATGGAAGTTCTGGCGGCCATATCGAGCGCGGACCCTGTGGAGCTGGCTGATGCGCTGTGCGCTGGCCTGAGCCTGAAAGCGGCGGACAGGGTGGCCGTGCGCGTCAAGGTTCTGGGTGAAATCCGCAAGGCCGCTGCCGACCGGATGCCCTACGAGCACCGCCGCATGCCGCAACAAATCGAGGTTCAGAACGAGGGCGCACCGCGCACGCTGGTTGTGATCGGCAACGGTCCGACACAGGTCAATGTGGCGAACGGACAGCCGGGTGAGCAAAATCAAGCACTTAGCGTCCATGCGGTGGCGATGTCGGATGGCATCGTGTCGGACGCGGAGGAAAAGGCATGAACAAACAAAGGCTTAGCCGATATCAGCAACTGATTGGGAATCAGTGGCAGGCGCGCGGGGGAATACCCCTGCCGATGGACCGCGCGCGTCATGTCAGCGGCGAAAGGCCCCCCGGTGGCCATTCCGCACCGTGCGCCAGCCCCCCCCGGGGGGGTCAAAACCGGCGCGAGCCGTCCCCCCCTGGGGGGTGGCGTCCCACACCCACAGGCCGCCCTCGGCCTCGCCTGCCAAGGGGCGCGGCGGATTTTGAACCGGGAGCGGGCAGGGGATTGGGGAGGGGTGAACCCTGCCACGGCGGGACAGGGGCGCGGGGATGAGCGATTTTGTAGACATGCCGCAAGAGCGGCTGCGGGCGAGGGATATCGAGGACATCTGCGGGTTCCGCCTGCCAACGGCGGCGCGGTTCTCGCTCACGCACTACAATCCGCCGGGGCCGGTGGCGAGCGCCTATATCCAGTCGATGGGACCGATTGACGCGATCACCGGGCCGGGCGGTTCGGGCAAGACGGTGGCGTCGATCTTCAAGGGTATCCGGTTCTCTATCGCGTCCATGCCGGTGTGCCGCGATCACCAGATCAGGGTGAAGGGCACGGTAGTGCGCGACAACTACCGGTCGCTCTACCGCACCACGCTGCAATCGTGGTTCGATTATTTCCCGGTGTCGCAGCATCCCGAATTCTTCGGCGGGCAGGACCGCCCGGCCACGCACAAGCTGCGGCTGTCCACCGTGCGGGTGATCGACGGCATCGCGCGTGAAATTCCGGTCGATCTGCAGGTTGATTTCTTCGCCATTCAGGACATCAACTACGAACTGGCGTTCAAGTCCTATGAGACGAGCTGGGGCTGGGCGACGGAAGCCGATGGCATTCCCGTGGCCGCCATCCCGTTCTTCTACTCGCGCACAGCGCGTTATCCGCGCATGGACATGCTGCCGGAAGGCACTGTGCGCCCGCGTATCATGCAGGTGGATTTCAACCCGCCTGATCCGAACCATCCGTTGTGGGAAGCCTGCGAGCGCGGATCGTTCAAGACCGAGTTCAACCCGGAAAGGGATGTACGGACGGTCAATTTCTTCCGCCAGCCGTCCGGGTTGTCGGCGCGGGCCGAAAACCGGGCGGGCAAGAGCCTTGCGGAGTACCAGGCGGAATATGATGCGCTGCCCCGCGATGAAGCGCGGCGGATGGTCGAGGGGCTTCCGGGCCGGGTGAAAGACGGGTTGCCGGTGTACGATGACGAATGGGACTATGACACGTTCGTGTCGAAAGTGCCGGTGCCGATCGATCCCGACCTGCCGATCCATGCCGGGTTCGACCAGGACCTGTCCCCGGCGGCGATCTTCTTTCAGGAAGCGCCGGACGGGCAAATCCGGTTCCTCCGCGAGGTGGCGCCGGGGCCGGGCGTTGGCGTCGATCGATTTATCGAGATGCTGCTGCCGGTTCTGCACGGGCCATTGCGCGGCCTGCGTCCGGGTGTCTGGGCCGCCGATCCGGCGGGGTTCTATGGCGCTGACAAGATCGGTGGCCAGCTGAGCTGGGCCGAGGCCATGTCGCAGGGGCTGGGCCATCGCATCATCCCGGCGCCGTCGAATGAATGGGACCTGCGGCGCGGCGCACTGGGGGCGGTGCTGCGCACGTCGATGCGCGGCGGTAAACCGTGGCCGCATGCGGTGTTCGATCCGTCGATGAAAACCACGATCCGTGGGCTGTCGACAGGGTTCAAGTACGCCAAGCAGGTCAACGGCTACAGCCGGCACCCGATCAAGAATGAATACTCGCATCCGTGCGATGCAGCGCAGTATGGGGTCCTCGCCGTGCGCGGTGTGCGCGGGCTGATTGCGACACTGGCGAACGGCGGGCGGCCCGGCGGAAATGTGGTGCGGTTGAAGCCGCATGTCGCCAAGTCCGATTTCTCGGCATTCGGCTGATGCTGCACCGGGTGGCCCCGCACCCGTGGGATGTGCTGGCGCTGGTGGCGCGGGCGGCGGCGCTCGTGCCGGACGGGCGCCGGCTGGCGGCACAGCAGGTGTTCGGGTCGGGCCTTGTAGGCTGGGCGGATGGCGCGGGGCTGGTGGCGGTGCTTGGCGCCTATGAGATGCCCGGCGGCGGGGTGGAAATCTGGTTGACCGGCCATGGCGAACGGGCGGTGCCGCACCTTGCAGCAATCGCCCGGCAGGCCCGCTTAACGCTGGCCGCGCTGCATCATTCTGGCATCGCGCCGATCCTGACGCATGTGCGGCGGGGCCATGCGCCCGGTGTGCGCCTCGCGCGGCTGGTGGGGTTTGATGTTGCTTATCCCGTTTCCCTGCCAGCCGCGCCTTGCGCCGATTGTTTTATCTGGAGAGAGGCCCATGGGCGAACTGGTCGGTGCACTGTTCAACGGCGGCGGGCAGAAGAAGGCGCAGGAGGAAGCGGCGCAGGCGCGGGAACAGAACCGCATGGCGCAGTTGCGGCAGGAAGAACAGCTTCGCGCACAACAGGCGGAAACCGATGCGCAGGTGAAGGCGACGGGCAGGGCGCCGCGCGGGTCGCGGCTGCTGGTGGCGGCGGGCGAAGCCTCCGGCGTCGCCGACAAGCTGGGCGGCTGACATGAACCCCGCCGAACTGAAAAAGCAGCGGGATGCGCTCTGGGGCGAAAAGCGCGGCTGGAACGCGCTCTATCAGGATGCATACCGCTATGCGATCCCGTATCGCCGCTCGGTTGGCAACGTTTCGGCCAAGACGCTGACGGCGGAAATTTTCGACATCACCGCGCCGATCGGCGCGCAGCGGTTTGCCGGGCAACTGCATCAGGACATGTTTCCGCCGGGGCAACCGTTCTTCACGCTGGCGCCGGGGGCGGTGGCCGAAAAGGCCATGAAGCGCCGGGGCGAGGACAAGGATGCGCTGGAATGGAAGCGCCACCTTGAAAGCATGTCGGACGAGATGCACCCGCATTTCATGACCGGTGCGTTCGACAGCGCGATTGCCGAGATGTGTGTTGACCTCTCTGTCGGCACCGGTGTCATGCTGACACTGGAAGCGACGCCGGGTATCTCGCCGGACTATCTCAACTTCGCCACGCTGCCGTTCGAGGAAATGGCGCTGGCGCCGGGGCCGAACGGAACGGCGGGAGGGCTGTTCTGGAAGTCGATGCACGCGCCTTCGGTGATCAAGGCGCAATGGCCGCACGGGCGGTTCAGCGATGAGTTCAACAAGAAGCTGGCCGACAGCCCGTATGATCCGGTGGAGATCAACCAGGATTTCATCTGGCGCGACGGGCGCTGGCACATGGTGTGCAGTCTCGGTGACGAGGAAGCGCCATTCTGGCGCGAGACGTTCCGCACCAAGCCGTTCATTGCCCCGCGCTACTTCAAGGTGCCGGGCGAAACCTACGGGCGCGGCCCGCTGCTGATGAGCCTTGGCGCCATCCGCACGCTGAACCGCGTGGTGGAACTGCAGCTGAAGTCTGCCGCCCTGCAGATGCTCGGCATCTGGGGCTATCGCCCCGGCGGCACGGTCAACCCCGATGTGCTGCCGCTGGTGCCGGGCGCCTTCTGGCCCAT